GATAAGAGTGGTAAGAAATCTGAAGGATTAGGAAAAGAGAAAGCAGGTAAGCATCCAGATGGTTATGGAGAAACTGGTGAGAAACGCCAGAGAGGTGATAAGTTAAAGGGTAAAAAGAAAGATAGGAGTATGCACTACGCATGATACCAGTTGAAGGACATAAAAATCTATTTCGTGATCCAGAAACAGGTGCGATTTTAGATAATGATACTAATGCATATTCTCAATATATCAATAAAAAAAATAGAAATGCTGATCAGAAAGCAGAACTTGATGAGATGAAAAAAGATATTGATGAGATCAAATCTTTATTGCAACAGTTAGTTAATCATAAAACATAAATAATAGATAGATTCTTGAATTGCTTACATAGATGGCAGAGATTAAGGTCAGGGTAGGGCAACAAAATGCCGTAAAAGTTATTTCTTCACTCGCTGGAGCCCAAGGACTGTCCTTAGCTGAACTCAGCGATGTTAATGCCTCAAACTTACTTAATGGAATGGTTTTAGTCTATAATGGTGCAACTCAAAAATGGGATGCTACATTATCATTGACACCTGGCACAGAACAGAATTTAGACATCAACGGGGGAAATTTTTAAATGGCTAGCATTATCAGGATCAAACGATCCTCTGGTACTAACAAACCTGCCAGCCTAAATTGGGGTGAAATGGGTTATGTAACTGGCATCGGCAGTTACGGTGGAACTAATCAATACAAAGATAGAATATTTGTTGGTGATGATGGAAGTAATGTTTTTCCAGTAGGTGGTCATTATTACACCTCTATGATGGAACACACACCAGGTTCTGTTGCTGGTGTATCAAATACAAGAAATAGTGACGGTGGTATAGTTGCTGTTCTTGATAATAATAGAAAAGTTGATCAATGGAATGTAGATAATCTTAGGATGGATGGTAATGTTATATCATCTACAGATACTGATGGAAACGTAATATTTGATCCAAATGGAACGGGAGAAGTTAATATAGTTGATGATACATTCTTATCTTTTGGTACTGATAAGGATGTCAAATTTGAGTATGATGAAGACGGTACTGATAGATTATTAGTATCTGGTAAGGAAGTTATGTTCAACACTCCGTTGAATGTATCTACTCATTCTCAATTTGGTAAGATTAAAATAGATAGTAACATCATATCCACAGTAAGTGGTGCTGGTGATAAACTGTTTATTGACCCATTCCCTGATGGATTAAGTAATCAGGGTGATGTTATTATTAAAGGTAACTTACAAGTTGATGGTACAACAACATCAGTTAACTCAACTAATGTAACAGTCAACGATCCAATATTTACAATTGGTGATGTTACTAGCGAAAGAACGGTTATGCAATCCGTTGCTACTGGTATTAGCACAATTATTCTTGATTCTGTTGTTGGTATTAATACTGGTGATATTATCAGTGGAAATGCTGCACTTCCAAATAGTGGTTTAACTACGGTTACTACTTATGATGTTGGTGCAAAAATGATTACTGTTGAAGGTAGTACTACTGCTGGTATCACTACTACATCTCAATTAACAGTTACTCACGCATTTGATACTAACACTGATCGTGGTATCGCATTTAACTATAATACTGGTATTGGAACTGCTAACTCTAAAACAGGTTTCTTTGGATATGTTGATCAAGATACTAATACTGCAAGTAGTGCTCCAGCAAACTCTTGGACATACGTTCCAGATGCTACAGTAACAGGTAGTCTTGTAAATGGTACAAGAGGTTTCTTAGATATTAAAGGTATCTATTATCAGACTGCTGATTATAATACCCACGGTGCTGTATATTTTGATGAAAACGGATTACAAACTTCAACTAATAATCCTGCTTCTCCAATAATTACATCTAAGCAGATTTTGACTGCTGTTACCAAAAATACTCTTGCATTAGCATCTAATGTAACAGTTGCAGTTGGTGATATTGTAAGACAAGATACTAGTGGTGCTTATGGTGTTGTTGAAACTGGAGGAACCAATATAAATTCTCTTGATTTAGTTGGTGTTGAAGGTACATTTACCAATACTTACAATATAAGAAAAGAAGGTGAGAATGGATCTATTCAAAATCTTGCTGTAATACCTGCTACGGTTTCTGTGATATATACTAATAAGCCTCATTGGTCTTCAACACTTGATGGGGGTACGTTCTAACCTTAAAGATTATGCAACAACAAAATAATGGTGACGTTGATGTTAATGTTCTTGTGAGTTTATATAATGGTAAATTGGCACAATCATTAAATCAAAATGTACTTTTGGAAGCAAAGTTACAAACTTTAAAGAATGATTTTGACGAAGAAACAAAACTCCTTCAACAAGAGATAGTTACTTTACAAGAAGAAAATCAGAAACTGAAACTTAAAGATGGCAAAACCAGCAAGTAGAACACAATTAGTCGATTACTGTTTAAGGAAGCTGGGTGCTCCTGTATTGGAAATTAATATTGACGATGATCAGATAGATGACTTAGTTGATGATGCAATTCAACTTTTTAATGAACGTCATTTTGACGGTGTTGAAAGAATGTATCTTAAGTATCAACTTACTCAAGAAGATATTGATAGGGGAAAAGCAAAAAATACTGATGGTGTAGGAATTGTAACTACTACTGCAACAGCTACTGCAGTTGCTGGTCTTGGAACAACAATAACAAATAATTGGTATGAGACTTCCAATTTCTTACAGGTTCCAGATTCTGTAGTTGGTGTAGAAAAAATATTTAAATTTGATACCAGTTCAATTTCTGGTGGAATGTTTAGTATAAAGTATCAGTTATTCTTAAACGATCTTTATTACTTTAATTCTGTAGAGTTACTTCAGTATGCAATGACAAAATCATATCTTGAGGATATTGATCATTTACTTACTACTGATAAACAAATAAGATTTAATAAGAGACAAGATAGATTATATTTGGATATTGATTGGGGTGCTGAGAGTAGAGGTAATTGGATGATTCTAGATTGTTATAGAGCATTAGATCCAACATCATTTACTCAAGTTTATAATGATCCTTTTCTCAAAATGTATCTCACTTCTCTTATAAAGAGACAATGGGGACAGAATTTGATCAAATTCCGTGGAGTTAAATTACCAGGTGGTATAGAACTTAATGGTAGAGAAATCTACGATGATGCTGAAAAGGAGATAGAAGCTCTTAGATCAAGAATGTCTTCAGAATACGAATTACCACCGTATGATTTTATTGGGTGATAAGATATGGCACTCAATCCGTTTTTTCTACAAGGAACATCTTCAGAGCAAAGATTAGCTCAAGATTTAATAAATGAACATTTAAAAATCTATGGTGTTGAAGTAACATATATTCCAAGAAAATATGTAAATAAAAAATCAATCATTGAAGAAGTTCAATCTTCTAAATTTGATGATAATTTTGCTATAGAAGCATATGTTAATAATTATGATGGATATGGTGGTGCAGGTGATGTTTTAACAAAATTTGGAATGAGTCTTAAGGATGAGGTAATTCTTACAATATCTAAAGAAAGATTTGAAGATTTTATTTCACCATTTCTTGCGGCTGCTGATGATGGAACAGATGCTAGTGAAATAATTTTATCTACAAGACCAAGAGAGGGTGATTTAGTTTATTTTCCATTAGGGCAAAGGTTATTTGAGGTTAAGTTTGTAGAACACGAGAATCCTTTTTATCAATTAGGTAAAAATTATGTTTATGAACTTAAATGTGAACTATTTGAATATGAGGATGAGGTTATTGATACTTCTATAAATGCAATCGATACACAAGTTCAGGATGAAGGATATATTAGTACACTAAGATTGGTTGGTCTTGGTAGAACTGCTACGGCAACAGCAGCATTAGGACAAGGATATGTTAGAGAGATCTTCTTGAATAATGATGGATCTGGATTTACTTCTACACCTACAATTACATTTGAAAATTCCCCTGCAGATAATCCAGCAAGAGCAGTTGGAATATTAACAACTAGAGCAAATGTTACTTCTATTGAGAAGATAATAATGACTAGTGCAGGTGCTGGTTATAATACAGTACCAAAAATTACTATTTCTGGAGGTGGTGGAACAGGTGCTGCTGCTACTTGCTCAATTGAAACTGTATATAATGGTGTGATTCGATTTAACGTTATTGATGGTGGTGTTGGATATGGAACAGAACCAACAGTAACAGTTGGTCAACCAGGTGCAGGAACTACAGCAGTTGGAATTGCATCTGTAGGATATGCTGGTGTTGATCAAGTTGTTAAGAGCATATATGTAAGTAATCCAGGTATTGGATATGCTTCAGCACCAACAGTAACTATTGCAGATCCTCCATCTATGGCAGGTATTGGAACATTCAATTTTAATGAAGTTATTGAAGGATCTAGATCATTTGCACAAGCAAGAGTTAAATCTTGGGATCAGGATACTAAGATATTATTAATTAGTAATGTTGGAATTGGATCAACTGTATCAGGATTCTTTGTTGGTGAAAACATTATTGGAAAAACTTCTGGTGCTTCATATGCACTTGCTTCACATAATTATGAAGATGCTAATGATAAATATAATGATGCTAGTGCGTTTGAAATAAATGCAGACGATATACTAGACTTCACTGAATCTAATCCTTTTGGTACTTACTGATGTTAGGAACGTATTTTTATCACGAAATAATAAGAAAAACCGTTATTGCTTTCGGAACCCTTTTTAATGATGTTCATGTTCGTCATCAGGATGCAACGGGTAAAGATATTGGCGAAATGAAAGTTCCTATTTCATATGGACCAAAACAAAAGTTCTTAGCAAGACTTCAACAACAACCAGAACTTAATAAAGCAATTGCAATGTCATTGCCTAGAATGTCATTTGAAATGAATAATATTCAATATGATCCAACTAGAAAATCTGGTATTTCACAAACATTTAAAGCAATTGATGATAAGAAACTTAAAAAGGTTTTTATGCCTGTTCCTTATAATTTAGGATTTGAATTAAATATTCTTACTAAACTCCAAGATGATTCTTTACAAATAGTTGAACAAATTTTACCATTTTTTCAACCAGGTTTTACTTTAACTATTGATTTAGTTAAGCAAATAGGTGAACGAAGAGATGTTCCAATGGTTCTTGATAGTATTACTTTTACTGATGATTATGAAGGTAATTTTGAAACAAGAAGAGCATTAATTTACACATTAAATTTTACTGCTAAAACCTATATGTTTGGTCCTATTGCGGATAGCACTGATGGACTTATCCGTAAGGTTCAATTGGATTACTATTCAGATACCAATCAACAGACAGCAAAACGTGTTCAACGTTATACTGTTGCTGCAGCACCTAAGAAAGATTATAATGAAGATACAGTAATTGATCAATATGATGCACCATTGATAGAACCAGGTGATGATTTTGGATTTACTGAAAACAGCACTTTCTTTGGCGATGCTAAAGATTACAGTCCAACTAGACAGGAGGATATCTAAATGAAATCTTTAAAAGAAGGAAACTTACATAAGTGGTTCAACTCATCCAAATCAAAGGATGGTAAGAAAGGTTGGGTTAATGTCAAGACAGGTGGTACTTGTGCGAGTGATGAACCTGGTGAAGGTACACCAAAGTGTGTATCATCATCTAAACGTGCCAGTATGACAAAGGCAGAAAGAAATTCTGCATCAAGAAGAAAAAAAGCAGCAGATCCTAATCAACAATCTAAATCAGGTGCTGCAAAACCTACATATGTTAGAACAGATGCAAAAAAGAAAATGAAAGAATCATTATCTTGGCAACAGTTTTCTGAGAAATGTTGGGATGGTTATACCCAAAAGGGAATGAAGAAGAAAGGAAAAAAAGTAGTTCCTAATTGTGTTAAAGAAGAAGATAAGAAAGGAAGTGGTAGTGGTACTAAAGATGCTTGCTATAAGAAAGTAAAAGCAAGTGCAAAGGTTTGGCCTTCTGCATATGCATCTGGTAGACTAGTTCAGTGTCGTAAGAAAGGTGCTGCTAACTATGGTAACAGTAAAAAAGAGTCATTCTCTTGGAGAGATGAACTTGAATTTGTAAATGAAGGGGCTGCTTGGACAAAAAAGTCTGGGAAGAACAAATCGGGAGGATTAAATGAAAAAGGAAGAAAGTCCTACGAGGCAGAGAATCCAGGAAGTGACCTTAAAGCTCCTTCAAAGAAGGTTGGGAACCCTCGTAGAAAGAGTTTTTGTGCGAGGATGAAAGGTATGAGGAAGAGACAAAAACCTTCCAACAATACTGGAGATGATAGATTATCTAAATC